AATGAGATGAGGTTAAGGTCTTCTGTTGTAGGTGTGACTAATCGGTACACGGATTATTTTTCCTTTCCCTTCATCATGTCATCAGTGACATGAACCTTCTTGGGAACTTTCTTGTCCTTGGCAACAAACTTAGCCCAGCCAGCTTTTACAAACCAGTTGGCTTGCTTCTCGCCTACTTCAACCTCTTTGCCTATGTAGGCCATGTTGCGAATATATATCCGCTTGAACTTGGCCACGCCTGCTAACGTGGACTTGTTTTTATCCAGCCCTAAACTGAAATTTCTTGATGGAATAATTCTTGGCATTATACTGTTTTTTTTGGTTTATAAAAAAGAGGGGGCAGGACTAATAACCTGACACCCCTCATTGAAATTCATACTATCCTGGGATAATATCTTCACTAATCGCAAACGCTTCAACGTGTTCAACCTGGACATCAAGGTAAGCATTCAGAACAAGTCTGTTTGTACCATTGACCGCCTGGGTGTACGGATCGAAGAGGATGCTAAACCCACCCCACTGACCTAAATACAATGAATTCCAACGACCATAGATCATTGTCGCTTCATTGTTTCCAGTACCAGCATCGATAGGTAAGTTGTTGTCCATGTGGAATGGCATTCCGGCCACCATCATTGCATCGTTCATTACAAACAATCCTGATCCAGTATCCTTTGGAGTAGCCATCAAGTCAGCCTTAACAATAGCAGCTGCCATGTATGCTTGCTGTCCATCAGCTGGCACGTTCGCCTGGTTCAATGCTCCAGGGTATTGCAGGGCAACAGTCCAGGTCACCTTGTTGGAATCAGTAGGCACGACACCTACTCCAACGAAGTTAACGATACCCAAAGGCTCGTTACCAATACCTGATCCCACCAACGCCACTCTATCCCACTCAATGGAATAAGCACGGCTCAATCGCTCACGAAGGTCAGCCTCCAAGTCGAAATTCGATTGGATACCAGCCTGGATTGAGTAATCGATAAATCCAGCAAGTCTGTTAGGAACAAGCTTGATGTTATCATACGTTGGAGTTGTCTCTTGGGCAGGATCAACTTCACCCTCCCAGTTAAGAACTGCTCCTGTTTCATTTCTTGGGAATTGAACGTCACCGTTCAAGCCTGTGAAGACTCGCGCTCCTGCACGAATAACTGCCGGATCAATCTCCAGCAATGGAATCTTTGGTCCGAAGGTTGTCTCGACGATGTCACCACCTTCAACACCAACAGTCACTGCTTTGCGCCTGGCATCAACGCCAGGGAAGGAGATCATCTTCTGAGGGATGGCAATGTTTCCAATGATCTCAAGGCCGATAGCCGCAGCTTCGTCTTTTGCCATTTGGAACACTTCCGCTTCCGCTCCTGATAATGCTTCTTTATTTTTGATCTGCTGGAGTGACTTGTAGATCGAGAAAGTCTGAAACAGCTTGGCTTCATCTTTCGCTTCAGAGCCAGGGCCGTCACCAGCACCAGGATGTACGTTTGCTGCTGGAGAGATTTTCTTCTCAGCTGCAATACGATCAGCAGTTGACTTCTCAACTTGCTCCTTGATGCCAATCATCTTATCCAGAGATACGATGTCTGCCTGGAGCTTATCGATAGCTTCGAAATCAGGCTCTTTTTCATCAGCCATCTTCTCAATCTGCTTGAGAATATCCAGTTTCTCCATTTTTAAATCTTGGGAATTTTTCATATTTTATTCATTTCGATGTAAGCTGCCAGCTTGATATGTTTAGCCCGGCCCTCTTCATCAAGTTCTTTTTTCACATAAGCCATCACCTTATCCTTTTTAAGTTTAATCTCCTCCAGAACTTCATCTGATGGTGGAGGAGCTTCGATTGACTTCACCTTTACCGCCTTGGGGTCTGCTGGTATATTAACCACAGATACCTCAAGAAGCTCAGACTTGGTAATCATAAATCTTTCTTTGCCATCGATGGTTTTATACTCACCATCCTTGGGCATGAAACTCACTGACACAGCGTTGAGCATATCGTTATCGATCTTGCGCTTCACCTCTATGGCCAGCTCGTTGTCATCATATTTTACGATGCCCAGCATCAACATTCCATTCTCAACCCACACCTTACCCCTGGCGATGACTGAATCTGGATCATCTGAAAATGCTGCTGCGTGCATATAAGAAACAATGGGATTGGCATTGAACCTGGTTAGGTCCACGCCACTAGCTACCAGGACATCATCGATGATATCCGGCTGTCCAGAATTGGCAATGAACACGTTGATATAATCATCGTGATCGTGATCAGCTTTCTGAACCGGAAGAATCAGAGTCTTCACTTTGCTCTGCTTCGCTGGGTGAATCTTCGCTGGGGGTGCTGCTGCCGTTGTTTCCATGTTTTGCTTGTAAAAGTTTATCTAGTTCATCGAGGAAGGCCATGTTCTGTTGGATCACGGCTCGATCCCCGTTTTCAATAGGATTAAAGCCGTCTTCGGCCCTAACCTCGTTAATGGTTCTGTACCCGTTCTGTATCGCTGTCCGGTTGATCTCCGATCTAGTCTTGGGATCGGCCTTGAGAATACCGCTGTAATCGAACTCAACCTTGTATCCTCGTGCAAGCTCCATTGGGGTGAATAGCTTGTGGGTATACTCCTGTTCAATCTTCGTTGTATACGGGATAAGCGTTCGTTGGGCATAATTTCTTGTTAATGTATCCAGGGATGAATAGTTAGCGCCGTCTTTAAAGTGCTGGACTATTGGACCTGGGACGTTCAAGATACGACATATTGTTTCAACATTGAACATCCGGGTTCCGATGAACTGGGCGTTATCTGGATTGACCGACAGGGGGTGCAGCTTCCGACCATAGGAAAGCATAATCGAGGACTCGCGAGCTTGGCTCCTCATACTCTCTGCAAATGCCTTGTTTTGTTCTGGAGTGATCTTGGGATCGATAGTCTCGACCCACACCGATGGCTTGCCTGACTTGCCAAAGAACTCTGAACCATAATTTCTTGTTGCGATCGCATGGGAGAAGTCCTCCACATACCTGGTGATCACAGATTTGCCACGGACAAACTCATTGGTGATCGGAACCTGGATCATATCAAAGCCTGGAATGGCGAAGGTACGATTGGCATATACCGTCTGGTCCCACTCATCCTGGGCCAGGGATACCTTCCACCAGATTTCTCCTGTCTCTATGTCGAATTCATATCCCCAAACATCACGAGGGTGGATCAGGTGTAACCCTGCGGCACGACCGTTACTGTCCCTCATGATATGAGCGAAATGCTCCCCCCAACCTGGGCAGTGATACATCGCTCGTTCAAAATATGTGGACTGAGTCTGATAAGTATTTGGCCGTTGGAGGAGTTTTTGAATGGGGTGGTTCGGCTGATGGAACTTGCCGTCTTCATTTTCCTTGTAAACTTTGCACGGTAACGAGCCTATTGGTTCTGAGATAGCCCGAAGACAGGCAAAAAATGTATCGATATTCTGAACAGCCTCCTGTGTCACCGATACGCCAGCCCGTGAAGGGTCTTGTAGCATCGGGATAAACTGAGAACCGTTGTGAAAGTATGAAAGTTTTTCTTTGGCAGTCGCTAATTCTTCCGACAGAGCTACTTCTCTATCAGTTTCGAAATTGGCGAAAGACCGAATAGTGTCTAAAAATCCCACATTGTAATAATTGTACCGCCCAAGTTAAAAAGAATAAACTGTATCGTCAACAATTATTTCTCCCTCGTGCTGATCCAGCAGAAACTCATGCATACAATTGACCAGTGCTGAGATGCCATCAATCTTGTTTGAGGACTGCGCTTTATCGGGTTTGATATTGCCGTTGCTGTCTGACTTGATGATCACATTTGCAAACATCCACCGGATCATAGGGTTGTAGAAGTTCAGATTCCGGTGCAGCATCATTGTCTCCACCTCCTTTGTTGGCGTGGAAAGGATCGACGGAGTCTGCTGGACCGGACGCATATTGTCAAAGCCCAGCTCCAGAATTCCATGAACGGTATTGTGACTCTCTGCCAAGTACCTGTCATAACCAATGCTTTGAAGCTGGAGGCCCATATCCAACAACTTCGCCACATCAGCTACAATGTAATTATGATCAATGATATTGCCTGGGGTCAGCTGGAGCCATCCATCCATAGCCCACCGGGCGTAATCCACACCATCCACATTCTGCCTGGCTCGCTCCTCCGGCAGATAGAACCGCCAGAATAGATCGAACTTGCCCGTCTCCTCATTGGGGGAGAGGAGACAAAGGGCGTTGATATCCCTGGTCTTGCCAAGGTCGATGCCTCCCCAAATCTTTCTGCCAATCAAATCCTCCAGCTTAACCGGGTAATGGTTCGCTGCCAGGACATCGGCATCTGGAACCCAAACGCTCTTTGAGTCCGTCCATAAGTTTAAATTCTTTGTCTTGAAGGATACCTCGTGAGAGCCTCCCTGGTTCTGAGCATCTCTGCATTCCTGCTCCAGCCAGGCACGGTACACCGACACGCCCATGTTGGGATTACACTTCTGCCAGGTGATCGGGCTGGTCCAATCATCCTCAACATCCATCTCGTAGATCAGAGCAAAGGTGGCGTCGTTTTCCACCACGCCTTCCAGAATTCGGATGTACTGCTCGCGCATCGCATAGCAAACTCCACCCTTATTAAATCCTGCGGTCGTGATGACGTTTATCATCGCATTTTCGCG